CATACCTTGTCAACGTATATGAATCAGCTTCTCCATTATCATCAAGTGTTGGTGCACTTATTTCAGGATCACCTGAACCACTTGCTGTAAAATCTATTTCACCTGTTGTCTCAAAGATTACTTCCGAATCTATATTTGAAGCAATCTGTAATCCACTATCTATGGGATGTCCACTTGATAAATCACCATACTTTGGATTACCATCTGTATCAGCATCTATGGTGGTTGTAACTTTTAAACGAACAACTGATGGTGTTTTGTTTGGAGTTTTATATCCAAGAAATTCTGCAAGTCTTCTTACATTTCTTTTTTCAGTTGCTGTTGATAAAATATTTTCTTTGTAATTATAATCTATATAGTAAGAAAGAACATCACCAACATAACTTGATAATTCTATTAACATCATACCTGGTGATGTTTCGTTAAAATCTTTATATGTATCAGGAAAATAAGATTTAGTATATTCAATTAAATCAGCTTTTATTGAACTAAAATCCTTACTTGTATAGTTAACATTTGTTGGTATTAACTTTTGTTTTTCAGTATATCCCATTAGTAAACTCCATCAGTTGCTGTTGTGGCTTGGTTTCCAACACCATCAAATGTAACTTGAACACTCTCTAAACTATTTGGTGCTCTTTTAATATTAAATACTATATTTATCACGAGTTGATTTACTTCATCTCTATTTGTTATTTGTATATCTTTAAGTTCAACGAATGGTAGCCATCTACTGAACACATCAACAATATCATTCTCAATTTGAATACTTGTTTCCTCTGTCATCTGTTGAAACAAATAATTTTTTAAATTCATTCCTAAGTTTGGTTGAAATAATCTTTCTCCTTGATTTGTCTGTAGAAGAAGTTTGATGTTATTTTTAATAGCATCGATAGTAGTCTTTGTGGATTTAAAATACCCATCACCATTACCAACACGACCAAATGGAAAATCAATTCCAACTGATACTCGTTTATCTTGGTCTTCTACAAATCTATCTTTTCTTCTATCTAATATCGGCATTATTATTCCTCATTCAATCCAGTATTATCAACCTCATCTGCTCTAAGTCTAACCTCTGAAGCATTTGACGCGGCATCTGCTCCTTGACTCATACCAGGAGCATTTACATCAACATCAGCAGTAGTTTCTATGATGAACGGTCCTGTTCCAGCAAGAGAAACTGGTGTTGCTGGTTGAATAAGTGGAGCACCAGGAGGTCCTACTGCTGGTATTGGAGTACCAATAACAAGTCCATCTACAGTTGTCTGTATTACAGGCGCATTTAACTTGTCCACCCTAAAGGTCTGTGATGTTACCCAATTAACAATTGCCTTTGTTAAGTCTACTGATAAAGTATCTATCTTTTTTTTACCATCTTCTGTGGCATCAACATACTCTTTACCTAAGTTCTTTTCAAATGCTTTATATATGTCGTCTTTAAGTGCCATTCTTAAACCTTGTTTTTTCTTCTACTTTTTGCATTACTTGTGAATAATCTTTGTTAAGAGCATTAGCTAGATGGTCAGGTAATCCATCAGTATTTTCGGTAACTGATTTTACTTCAGCTTCTTTTTCAATGTTTTTCCATTCACCACTATGGGCAGTTTCAGCTAAGATATCATTGAGAATTGAATCTTTTGTCAACGGAGTTGCCGGAGATTCAGTCGGAGCAGCCGGAACAGATTGTTTTTTAGGTGAAGACGAGACAGGTTGTGTCACTCTATCTTCAACTATACTATTAGATTTACTTTTAACTAACACTTCATTTAATTTTTTTTCAAGTCGACTAAATTTATAATCTAACTCTTCTCTTACTACTTCTCTTATTAACTTCTTAAATATATTAACCTTCATTTTAACTCCTATTCGTTTCTATGAAATGATGTTGACTTAAAAATTTTGTATTCCCAATATCATGTACTGTTATCTCTTGACCATCAGCATTTGTTGTTGATGTAGTTCTTTCTTTCAAACTATCTAATATTTCAGATATAGAAAGTGTATTATTTTCCAACGTAGCACCCTTAGTAGTTGGTAAATTTAAAAAAGCACCAGCTTTATCTACGAGTGGTATTGGAACTCCTTGTACAAGAGCATGGGCATTTTTTAATATCTTTACCATATCTTCTAATAGTTTTCTTAACTCGTCACCTAACACTAATGGTTCTTTTTTAGATTTAGACTCTATTCCTAAATAAATATTATCGGAATTAATAAGTGAATAACCAGGATTATTTATTATTACATTTTTACCAGCACCAAAACTTATATTTCTATTTGCAGATACAGTAAAGTCCCCTTTGGTTTCACTTCTAACGTTGAATGTTATTCTATCAGATGTAAATAATATTTGATTATATTCATCGTTTTCATCGTCAGTTCCATCTTCAATTCCATAATTATAATCAAATACGTCAAAAGGTTCAAATCCACTTCCTTTGTTTATTCTAAAATTATGAGGTGGTTCTTGTTCTAATTGTTCAGCTACTTCAAATGGTATATCTACAGATAATCTAAATCCACTATTCAATGTTGAAAAGTTTTGTGATATTGTACCATTAGATAGAAAAGATATCTGTGAACCAATTGATATATTCTCTACGTCTGCTTCATTGTTATTACTTAATATTAGATTTGGAAATATACCATTAGAACCTAACCTAATAGAATTACCATGTCTACCCTCTATTAATAAATCACTATGTCTTGAAAATCGATAGTATTGTGGTTCGAGAAAATCTAAAACATCATTTCTTTTTTTAGATAATTTTTTTACTGCTCTTTCAGATGGATATAATTTACCATAACCCGATTCGTCTATTTGAGTTCTATCTACAGCACCTCGACCTTCCATAGTCGATGAATATTTATTGTATGGTGATTCCATAGGATCGTTTTTAGTATTTAGTGGTCCTATGTAATAAACCTTTTTTGCTATCTGTGTAAATAGAACAATGTCACCCCTTGTTATTGAATCACTTATCCCTCTGAATAAAGGTCTAGCTTCTAATCTTCTTGATAAGGTAGGTAGGTTACTATTGAAAGGTTTTATCTCTACCACTTGAGAAGAGTTGTTTTCTATTTTCTGACCACTTTCTCCTTTCGTAGTTTTGTCAGAATCGTTTATATGAACTTCGGTAACAAGTGCTGTGTTAAATTCAACTGCTTTAGTTAGTATATCTTCGAGTATTCTGCCAGGCATTATGTATCACCATACTTCTGTCTTATCTCGGTCATATCAACAATGTCATCTTTCTTCTTTTGTAAGTCTTCTGCTACATCTTCAAGAGAAGCCATCAGTTGTTCTTTTTCTTCTTCAGTTAACAAACCAACATCGCTATCATCAATCGTCTGTTTTGACATTATCCTCTGATACAGAGTAGCTAGTTTAACAAGGTTGTCATCATTCTTAATACCAACATCCATCAGTTCCTTGATAATAGGACCTACAATAGCGATATCTTCGATACCTTGTATGTAACCATGCACCTCTTGGATTAACAAGTCGATTTGAGTTTTCTTTAACTTGTTATTCTCGTATATCTCTTGGGATAAATCCGAGAAGTTTTTGTCACCGAATATTTTTATATCATTATCCATACATATAAATATAGTATGGTTACAATATTACACCAAAGAACCTGTATATCTTAGGTTATCTATGTGACCTCTTGTAAGCACTTCTTCTTGGATTTTAGGGTACATTTTACGAAATGTGTTCGTGACTTGAGTTATTTTAGATGTTTTAACATCTGTCATCTCACGAATCATTATGTAGATTGCTTTCTTATTAAAATTATCTATACTATCTTTATTCTTACAAAGATATAATATAGACTCAGCAATCTCTCTGTCTTGGTCTTTTGGAAAAAGTCTTTCTATGTTTTCATCAAAATAATCGATTGTTTTTCTGAATACATCTACAGATGGATTCTTGTTTATATTTTCATCTTCATCACCATGTCCATATAAAACATCGATGTCATCATGTATCTTCATCTTCTTGTAGTTAGCGTTATTATTTAGGATAAGATAATTCTTTGCCACTACAGAGAAATAACTAAATGCTTTACTCCCTTTGGTTTCATCAAACTTATGCATGTTAATAACAAGATTAGAAACTACTTCTTCTTGTAAGTCTCTAAACCCATAAGTAAAATAACTAAACTTAAAAGTATTAATTATATTTTCTGCTAACTTAAGAAATGCTGTATGAATCTCTTCAGTATAAATTTTGTTTCGTTCTATGGGATTATCAGATTTATTATATCTTACGATAGCATCATGTACTGGCGTACCAAAATAAACTTTACTTTTCTTTCGTCTTTTTTTCATTTTCTTCAACCTCGGTTTCGAATAAATTTTCTAAGTCTTTTCCAAGTTGTTTTATCTCCGTAAAGAAAAAACCAACCTCATCATCTGATTCAAATGTACCTTTATCGTCTATTACTTTAAGTTGAAGTTTTATTGATTCTACTGTATTGCTTATGTTTAGTATTATGTTTTCGTATTCATTGATACGGCGTAATGCATAGAAAGTCACCACCCCAAAAAAGGTGGCGACAATTCCTAATATGATTGTAATAATTAAATGTAACAATTATGACTCTAATTCGATAATTTTATTATCTATTAAATCTATGACTTCTATAAGTATCTCGTTTTGGTCTTCTTCATGATGTGTATCTATTTCTAATAACAAGTTTTTTAAGTCTTCTAAGAAGAGTATCATCTCGTGATTCATTAAGCATCTCCTACTATTTGAGTTAATAAGTCAAGAACTTCATCGTCACTTAAATCGTCAAGTTCTGCTATATGTTTGTCCAACGTAGAAACCAAATCTTTCATACCACTTTTTTCATACTGAACTACCGTCTTATCGTATAATTCAGGATTATCTATTTCTAATACATCAAGTATTTGATTTATCAAGTCATTAGCATTTGTTAAGTTCTTACGAACCTTGTAAAACATTTCTTTATGTCTTGATTGCTCAATCTCAATAGTATCTAACTTACTAAGTATGAAAGATAATACTTTAATGATTTGTTCGTTACTTGTTTCTTTCTGTTCCATATACTCATAAATAGTCTACCACCTAACCAAATCACTTATATTTAAGTATTAAGATTTTAAGTTTTTAATATACATCCATTCCAATATCACCCAATGTTTCGATATCTTCACGACCATCACAATCTGAATAATCATCTGTAGCAACATCATCTAACTCGTCTTCGTTGTAATAATCAAGATTGACACGGCGATTGTTCTTAAAGTTTTCACTCATTGGTGATAACTTATCTAAAGACTTCAATTGCCTTTCGTCATTTTTATCTAACATGAATTGGGAAAGATCTATCTTTTTTACTTTTATTTTCTTTTTCATTATAACCTCTTAGTTTATGTTTTAAATTTTAGGGGCATAGAAGAAAGGAAGAAAGAACTATGCCCCATAAGAACCTCTTAAAATGAGATTCAAGTCTTTGAGAACGATATAACCTATTTTATTATCCAATATAATATACGAACAAATAACCATTAAGTCAAGCATTATTTTTGAGAACTTGTAACTAAGTTATTTGATACTTGCTCACTTAAGAGCGATTGTATTGTGAAGTATAAAGAGGGATTTCGTTTCAATAAATCCTTAAAGTCTTTTTGATTCCAAACTAAACATTCAGCGTTATGTTCTACCTTACAAGTTGCTGTTGCTGGTTTCTCTGTAAGGAAAGACATCTCTCCTACAAACTGGCCATCCTTTAGTTCGGCTACCTTCTTATCATTAACGATAACATCTACTAATCCATTATAGATAAGGATTAAATCTTTTACTGGTTTACCTTGTGTTATGATTGGTAACGGAGATTTAAATTGTTTCCATTTAGCAATCTTAGTAATCTTCAAAAACTCTACTGGTGATAAACCACGAAACATAGTTTCGTATAATTCTTTTTCTTTAGGAGACATCTTAACAGGTCTCTTTTCATATATAAGAACAGCGACATGATAAAGGTTAACGGCTATGAATATAAAGTTCCAATTAATAGCTAACCACATCGGTTCTGCTGGTATGGTGTAGTTGTAGAATACTGAGAATAAACTAGCGAGTATAGACACAACTCGTAAATATAGTATGTCCTTAACCAAAAAGGAAAAGGCAATAAGACCAAATGCTAGGTGACCAGCTAAAGAAGCGATGTTCATTTTAAGTTTTTAAATACCCTTTTGACATAAAAGTTATTACTGACATAAGTGGGTGAGTATTTTGTAGTAGCAGTAGGACCATGACTATATGCCGTAAGTGTAGATTCTAAATCATCAAATCTATCGTTAAGTTGTGATAGATATTTAATACCTACAGTTACATTTACATACGGGTCAAACAAGTCTTGTTTAGGTGTATTGAACTCCGACTTTGCTGTTGATGGTAATACTTGCATAAGACCTATTGCTCCACTTGTGGAAACAGCTTTATGATTCCAATCGGATTCAGTTTGTATAACGGCTTTAACCATTTCATAATCAACCCCATACTCCCAACAGAGAGCTTCTATATAGATAAGTATATGTTTAAGCTTAGATTTATTCAAAGAAGATTTAATCTCTTCTGCCTGTAGTTCGTAGTCACTTGGAGCAAACGGAACATTAACCATACGAACTATGGTTTCTGTTTTTGTTGGTAGTTCAGGTAAATCGTATTCAGTTGTTTCCATATAAATAACAACAGACAACGAAGTTACTAAAACACCCAATAAAAAGTGTAGTTTATTTAATGACATAAGGTTTCCTTTCCTATTATTAATAAGTATAAAACTAAAGACGGCACCGCTTCTTTTAAGTCGTTGACTATTTGAGGACTAAAGAATTAGTACCGTCTTATAAATCTTTTTCTAACTTTTTAAAAAACTTTTTTTCTTTACGATTCATCATACCTAACTCTGCTAGGTTGTCAATCATTTTACTTTTTTGTATTAGTGAAATTTTATCTTGTGAATATAACTCGTTAACTTTGTCTACTGCTTGATGATAACCATTGGTGATGAATTCTTTTACAACTTCTTGGTAGAGTGTTCGTGATTCCATATGAGAGAAAATTTGAGATTTTTTTAGAGAGATTTTTTTCGCTGGTCTCTTATTATATATATTATCGTAGTAAGATTTTAACCACCTATCCCAACTATTATCAGCAAAGATACCTTTAGCTACACGATTACCAGTAGAAGACCTTCGGTCTAATCTCTGAATATTCCTCTTAGTATCCTCTTGGACAGGTTGGACAATCGCACCTGTCTTGTGTGGATACACGACATGAGCTGAATACTTTTGAGTATCAGAACAATCTGTACATGTGTCATAACCAAGATGGACTCGTGCTGAATCCAACTCGGTTTGACATTCTTTACAACTATTTATTTGACTTGATATGTTGTTTTGTATCGTCAAGTATAGTCCTTTCTATCTCGTCTTTTAGATTATATAACTCATCTTTAGCACTATCGATAGATACACGAGCATCTGAATTTGCATTGTACTCAGGCATCTGATTTGTAGCATCATCGAGTTCAGCTTCGATGAGTTCTAACTTAAGTAGAATATCTTGATAACTCATATTATAACCCTATTGGTGGTATGTCCCTATCCAAGTCTATCTCGGAATCATAGGCACCATTAAAAGCCTCAATAAAATCAGGATGATTCATAACAGAATGGTTATCCATATAATCCTGTTCCAACTCATCCATCAAGTTGGCTTGACCTTCTTTACTCATCCAATTCAACCTATGGAACTTACCATCCACAGTCATATCAACTACTTTGATAAGATCGGTTACAGATGATAACACATACTCAACCACTACAGCTTTATCAGCTATTGTTGTTTCAAATACATATGTCATATTATTTTACTCCTTTTACTTTATTAAAAAATTTATCCTTACTAATACCAAGTCTATCATTGGTTTTCCTACCCCAAGAAAAATCATTCTTTAGTCTTCTGTTAGCCAAGACATCAACGAAGAAATCATTTGTAGGATTACTACAAATAAAGTCATAGTTCTTTAGAAACCTATCAACACCATCACCTCTGAAGTGATAACTTCTCTCATATCGAAGATTACAACTATTAGCCCATAACTTAGGATTACCACTCCAATCAGTATCTTGTAATACATGATGGATAGTACCACTTTTTTTATTAACCCAATAACCGTTTAAGTTCTTCATATTTTTCCTTTTTTTCACAACTAAATATACACAGAAAAACAATACGAGTCAAGCATTATTTTTACTTTTTTTTAAATATATTTCCATTGAGCAGATGTATATAACTCATCCTCAGATAAATCATCTGGAGGTTCTACCGTAAAATAATATAAAGCTATTGAGTATCTGTATATGTCATCAGGACATTGTAATGGATGTGGATGTCCATGAAAAGATTTTGTTGTGGTATTAAATATAACAGCTCTATTTTGTGTGGGTAATACATCCTTAACTTTACTACTCATATCAGTTTCCCATAACTCTAAATTACCACCCCACTCTTCTTGCCAGTTCGGTGTTAGATATAATAATAAGTTTATTCTTCTATACCATTTAGTTGTATCATGAAATACATAATCACTGTGTATATTTAAATGACCACCAGTTGCCGTTTTATGTATACCACCACCATGAAAAAACGGATCTGAAAGTAACCCATCTATTCCAGTCAATTCACCTAAGAACCTTAAAAAATTTGTTGATGTTAATTCATTTAAAACTTCTCCTATTGTCGGACAATAATTTTTTAATTGTTGTGCTCTATCAATAGAAGCAATTGGTGGTTCATCAGCCAGCCGATACGGCCAAAATTCTTTTTTATTCTGTTCATCAGATATTTTTCCATCACACCCCCAGTTTTCATGTGGCCATGTATTAGAAATTTCCCAATAAGTTTTTTCAAGTATTTCACTTGGTAGAAAATTATCTAATACAATATGTGGAAATGGTTTATTAGAATTATATAGGTAATGAAAATCAGTACCAGAGCGTGTCCATATTGTATTATCCATAATTAATTTAATTGGTGGTGCCAGTTGTCATTTGACATGCAGTAGCTCTTAACCCTAACCACCAAAAATGTTTTTCTTAAATGTATTACTTAACTCTTTGATGTGTCTACAAGTTCTCCTAAAAGCATATCCTTTACATCCACAACTATAGTGTTTGTGAAAGGGATGCCATTCAACCCAATAGTGATTTCCGTTAGAACCATTGACACGCCATTTGTTGTCTTCCACTATACTACCATCGAACTTGTCGATGATATAATCTACGAGTTCTTGACCTATCATAAGTAGTTAGGACCTGTCCAACTATAAAACTTATCACTACTAAAGATAGAACCTCTAGCCCACTTTGCCGGAGCTCTCCAACCAGCGGCTTTGAATACGTCTCCCATCTTGTGAGGGATACCTTTATGAACTCCATCGTCCTTAGCAACAAAACCCCAAACGGAAGTTCCAGTGATAATCTTATCATACTTCTTACCACTCTTAAGATTTAAGTTTCTGTTGAACTGGTCAATCATTTTTAACCTAATTGATTTTTGTGGTTCATCTAATTTATCGATATCACTACCCCAACCAGCGTAGTCATCTTTGATACCCTGCATTAGATTACCGATTGCTTCTACATAATCTATTCTTGACATATTTACTCCTTTATTATTTTTCAAAATGTAACTCAGCTTTCATTTCCCAATACTCAGCATCTTCGTCTGAGAGTGATTCTACTAACTCATCCATACCACACTTAGGTTCTGGTAGATGGTCAGTAATGACATCGACCTCATCTGGATCTCTATCTAATATTGAATCTATATGGTCGAAGAACTCGTCCATCTCTTTTTGTATATCTGAAAAAATTGAATTCATTATTTATCTCCTTTATCTTACCCCTAAAGATACTAATAAAAATGTATATAAGTCAAGCATTATTTGATCTTTTATTAAAATAATTTTGAGTGGTGGATGAGATTCGAACTCACATAAGACGGATTTGCAATCCGTTGCCTAACCATTTGGCTACCACCACATGAAAGTGGAGCTGACTGGATTCGAACCAGCGACCTTCGCAGTGCAAGTGCGACGTTCTCCCAACTGAACTACAGCCCCATTAATTAGAAATCACCAGGCGCTACTTGAAAAGTATTAAGACCTAAGTCTCTCCACATGTCAACAACTTTCTGTCTGTCATCCACAACAAGAAACACATCGTTAATATCTACAAAAGTATCTAACATAACTTTCTTGAGAATTTCATCAGGCATAAATCTCATCTCTGGTGTGGCTGGATTACCATCGGCAATCGGCCACGAGTCATCTTTAAACTTATCAGGTCTCATAACCAAAAGGTCAAAGGGAACATCGTGTTTGTTCAACCAAGCTTTGGTAGTATGAAAAGACCTATCGTTTCTACCTGAAAAGATAACAATCTTGAAACCATCGTTGTGAAACATCTGAGCCATTTTGATAACTGGTGGGTTTGGCTCATCAAGATTAAATACATTGTCTGCATCAAAGAACACATCCCAATCCATTTTGTTAGTAGGTACACCATCTTTGGTTTTACCAGCAAGGATTCTCCTTTTATCTATAATAGCAAGTGTTCCGTCTAAATCGAAAATAACAGTTTTTTTATTCATTTTTTAACTCCTTATTACCCCTAAATGTACAAAAGAAAATATATATAAGTCAAGCAATTTCTTTCTTTAAATCAATTTTTTCTTGCTGTCTTGATTTTCTTTTTTTACTTTTAAATACTTTTGTAGTAGGTATCGGAAAGTCCGACATCTTTGGTTTGAATATCCTATCGTAGTTCTTATCGTATCTACCCTTATCTGATACTCTACTCTTATCGCCTTTACCAGCGTTTGAATATTTAGTTTTCTTTGCCATACCAATGTCCTGTGTAAGGTAGTCTAATGAGAATGTAAGGATTATCATCTACATAGAATATCTCGTTAACTCCCCAATAGTTAGTTTCTTCAAATATTATCCTATCCATAAGTATATCTAAAGTCTCTTCTTTTTGTATAGTTGGGACATTTCCCCAAGCATAAGACTCGACTATCTCTATCTGAATCTGACAATGAACATCGTTTGATGGTTTAAGTACATAACCTATTATCTCTGGTTTCTTTTCACCTTTGAGTGCTGGTGAAGCTAATAGAAATGCTATTATTGCTATTAGTAAATGTAACCAAGACACCGACACCTTTTTCATTATAACTCCTTTACTTATTCAAAAAAATCTTTGTACTCGCTGTAGTATAAAAAGTATACTAAATAAAATGCACCAAAAATTGAACCGTATATTAAAAGTAATTCCATAACTAACTCCTATTTAATTTGTAACTTTTGTAACCAATCTGGCACATTCCTCTCCATATAATGTTGTATCACAAATGCTTCTGCTAAGTGAGAGAAGAACCAAACGAATGTAAGTATCGGAACATAGATTCTATAATCTAATCCAATTACTTCTATACCTAACCAAGTAAAGAATATCATACCCATTGATTTGGTTAGAAAACTTATTCCACTAAATCCTAAACTAAGTATGTTACCTCTTGCTACAACTATGTAGATGTTCAGAACTAAATGTAGTAGGTTCAGAAACGAGGGAGCGATAACTCCCATCAAAAAGTATTCTGCTATCATTTAAATATATCCCTTTCAAGTTCTTTAGATAGATTGTAAACCACGATGGTAAATACCACATATAGTATTATGTCTATCATTTAAACTTATCTTCTATTATATCCGCTAACCATTCGACTACATCTGTAGATACTACAATAAATCCAATGGCAACGATTGTCCAAATTATTTCTTTCATACCTATAATATACAAAATAATATAACATGTGTCAAGTAAAAAAAGGGAGTTTTTACACTCCCTTTTTCATAGTCTATTTGAACAGAATCGGTAACTGATATCTCACTCTCACCGGTCTTCCATTCTGTACTGCTGGTTGGTATTTCGTTTGTTTTACTTTATTCAAGACTAAATCATTTAGCTCGACATTGAAAGAATCTACTATCTCAATACTATTGACATTTCCTTCTTCGTCTATGATAAATGAAACTAACATTTTCCCTTCATATACATCGTGGATGATTGGTAACTCATGAGCATATAATTCAAATGGAACTATTTCTTTAGGTGGATGACTATTATCGTTGGCTACTATTGAACCAATCAATAACAGATTTATTAATAACATCCTCATTTTTGTCTCCTAAGTAACGGTTTGAATTAAAAAACTAAGGTTAATCATAATTAAATATAACTAAATCTAAAATAATATACAACTTTATTGTTAGTTTTTTGTGAGGAAATAAAAAAAAACTTTATAATCTAAGAATGCTGTTGGTTATATTCTCGTATCCTTATCCTGAGAGGTTTACGACTATTCAGCCAGTTCAATATATATCTCTTCCCTTTCGGTTTAAAAGATATCTCATAGAATAACACCTTATATAATAAGCTATCTTTACTCACTCTGATACTTAGACAAGTCAAGGTTAGGTAAAGGTTTCTCTATCTTAAGGTCTTTTAGTTTACTATTAGCAACTACTAATTTGCTACCACCTACTATCTTACCACCTACTATATGATAGATAAAGAATACAGTCTTCCACATCCCTACTCTAACTATACGACCAGGTGAACCATCTACCTCTACAACATCATCTTCATTATAATCGTTACCTAAGAACACCATAATACCATCTACTAACTCAGTAATAGTATTATTGAATAGTAATAGAGCTACACCAGTAACTAATAACCAACTATATTCATTTACAAGTAATTTAAGATCTTCCATTCTTCTATGCCCTTTCTTCACCTA